AGCTCGCGGTTTGACACCAGGCCGGCCCGCATGAAAGTGCCCATCCAGCCGATCTGAAACGCCTGCTCCGCCGAGGTGGTAACGTCGGCAAAATCGGCCACAAGAATATCGTTGCGCCAGGCTCGCACCACGCCTTTTATTCTGCCGGTCGGCAGGTGGTCGGTTCGGCAAATTCCTACCGCGTAGGTGCGGAAATATCGGTAGGTGACGGTCTCGGTTTTGGGTGTTAAAAACCCGCCGGAGGATTTTTTTATTTTTACCTCTTTGTATTTTTTGCCACCGGGATAGCTGCACACATGCAGCAGATGCCCCACGCAAGGCCCGTCACCGTCTACCTCGGGGATGGCAACGCCTGGGTCAGCGGTTTGCGGGCGGGACAGATCGGCCCGTGGCCCCTCGATGCGGGTAGCCGGGGTGAGCATGTTGATCAGCCCGCCGATGACTACATTGACGGCAACCGATTTTACAATCCCGCCCAGGCCCTGCCAAAATCCGCCCTGTTCGCCCGCCATCAAGTGCCCCTTATTTCAGCGCCGGCCGTCATCAACTGCGCGGCATCGGCGACTGGCATATCGGGCTCGGCCCGCATGTTGATTAGATTATTTCGCGCCACGCAGGCGGCTTTGGTGCGCGGGCAATCCGGGCGCAGGCTGTAGGTGTCGCCAATCGTCACGTTGTAGGCCATCGGTTGCACCAACTCAAAAACTCCAGAGGCAAACGCCTTGATCTCCATCTCCTTGCCTGAGTTGTCGCCGGTGACCCAGGTGATAATGCCCGGCACGAAAAAACTCGCAGCTTCGGCCCGGCTGGAATCGGTAAATTTAAACGTGGGGTAGGTGGCATTGACAGCGGTAATTGTACCAGTGACCACCATGTCGGCATTGAGATTATCGGGCACCCAGGTGTCGGCGGTGGTGATGGCCTCTGGCAATGCAGACGCGAGGGTAAAGGCCCCGCTGGTGTAATCGGTAACCATTCGGGTCAGCCCGTTGTTGACGCCCGATGCCGTAAATGTCAGCGTTACGCCCACAAAGTGCCCGTCTGGCAGGCTGAGAGTTGAGTCGGTAAATTTGGTGGTATTGGGTGTGCCAACGGACGACACCACGCCATTGACTCCGGTTTGCCAGTCCGCCACCACTTTGCAGCGGGTATCGCCAAACGTGGCCCGGCAGGTCAGGGATGTGCGCTCGCCAACACCTTGCTTGAGCAGTGCCACCAGCGACAACAATTCGACCCGATAGCTGCCCACCGTTTCATCCAGAGCGAATTCCCCCAGCCGATAATAGCCCGGCCCGATGAATTCATGGCCCATGGTCAGGTCTTTGTAGTTGACCTCGTAGAGATAACACGCGGCGTTGTCAAAGCGCCCGGATCGAATGTCGGCAGCAGTAAACCCCTCGCCGTCAATGATCGACAGCGCCCCATTAATTTCGGCATTGTCCACGCTCATGGTCGAGTCTGTGGCAATGTTCGATTCCTGCCCCGAGAGGCTGGATTTGTACAACAGCGCCCCGGCCCCGTCGTTGTAGGTTATATCGACATCGTGGTTGGTCAGCGCCACCGTGTAGGCGTCGGCGCAGACGATTTTGCACAGCAATGCCGGTGTGCGGACAAGCCCCTTTTTGTAGGTGTCGAATGCAACAGAGCGGGATTTAGGCATAACGATCCTCGACCAGGCTGATTTGCACAGCACCGGATCGGAAGTCGTTATAGCTGGCAAGAAAATCGTCCTGATCAAACACTACCGCCACATCGAAATGGCCGGAGACTTTGACAGTATGCCCGTTGGGCGGTGTGGTGGTGGGCGTGATAATTCCAGTGGTGGCGCTGACTGCTGCGGTCGCGTCCAGAACGTCATTGATGTAAACAGATACCACGGTTCGATCATCGTAGCCGAACGCGGTGGCCGTTGTGACGGGCTTGGTTAGAGTGCGGACCAGCTGGTCCCCGTCCAATGCCCCGTAGGTTTTTGTCATTTGGAACGTCGTTAATGCCCCCGTGCCGGTGCCAATAAGCTCGCTGGTCAGGGTGTAGTCCAGCCAGTCTTTAAACCGAAATGCCTTAGAACCACGGGTGCGATTGAACAGCGCCACCAGCGTGGAATAGGCCGCCGCGGTGGAGACCGACCCATCAACAGATATGGCATTATAATCGAGGCTGTATCGGTAGGTGGGCTGGTCGCGAATAATCGATCTGCGAACTTTGCCCGATGGAAGCTCGACGCGTTGCGTGACAAAGGTCGGGCCGCCGACAAACCCGTAGGATATGCGCGGGTCCAAGAGTGCGCTTAGATATGAGCTCATCCGAACCGCCTCTGTACTCGGGCGATGGCAAACGCCGTCTGGTTGGCCACCTGCTGGCCGGTATAGCGGGCCTGGTGGTTATTGGCGGCGGGAGCCACATTGATGGTGATTGACTGGCTGCCGCCCTGTTTGGTGAGGTCTGTAACCACCTCGCGGGGGTGCAGCATAGCAGGAAATCCGCCCTTGCCATCCATGCCGCCAGAGCGTGAGCCATTGCCGGTAAACCCACCCCCGGCGAATGAAAACAGGTCACTTGATCCAATTAATTTATCGAGATCGCCGGATGTGCCGCGCCCGCCGAACATTCCACCCAGCGATCCCAGCATCCCGGACAGATTCCCGCCAGAGCCCGCCCCAGGAAGCTTGATCAGCGCGGCTAGATCGGCTGCTGCCGCTTCCGCAACCATCCGGCGCATCACGCCAAGAAATCCTGTCAGCATCCCGTCTAGGCCTTCCGCAAACGGGTCAAACAGAAAATCAGCGAATGCGTCCTGCATGTTCTCGGCTGCCCGTTCTGCGAATTTCGACATTTCATCGGCGGTTTCTTTCGTGCCATCGATGATGGCCTTTTCTTCTGCCTGCAACCGGATCATGGCTTGGCCAATTGCGTCGGCCTTGTCCGGGAAATCCTCCATCGCCATGTTGAGCAGCAGCATCTGTTCGCGCACATCGCGGAGGGCCGCTTCCTGCGGCGTCATGGTGGCAGTAAGTGCTTCTTCCAGCTCAATCAGCGAATCAATGGCCGGCGTGGCCTCAAGAAGTTCCGCCGTGTACTTCGCCATGACCCTTGTGTGCTCATCAACAGAGATTGCCCCCTCGATCAGGGCAAGGTCTGCATCCTCGACCTTGGCGGCAAATTCAGTCTGTGCTGTGCCCAATTCTCCACGGATGGTTTCCGCAAGGTCTTTAATGTGCTGGTCATATTCGGTCACGCGGTCAGAGGCACGAACATACAGTTCATCGATTGATGTCTTGCCGGTAGTTCCCCCGGCATCGGCAATGCCTGGGGCGGCGGTTTTTGCTGCTGGCTTTTTGTCGGTTGCCTTCTTCGGCGCTCGCAGCTCTTCGTACAGCCTGATTAGTTCCCGGTTTTTCGCAATCTCAACGTCGAGGTCTTTGATTGCCTGCTCGGTGGCCTTGTGGGTTTTCATGCCGATGAAAGACTTATCGCCAAGCGACTTTACAAGCTGCTCACGCTCCTTCATCTGCTCCCATAATTTGCTCTTGGTGCCCATCTCGGCGGGCATCATGGCCTTGGCCAATCCGGAGTAAGCATTGACCCCGGCAACGCCCCACCGAATAAGTGCAGCAGTGCTTTTGATTATCGCGCTGGTGATTGAGTTTATGCCGGCAACAGTATCCGGGTCTTGCAACAACGAGGTCAGACTTTCAACCGACTCCTTGGCGTCGTCCAGCCCGTCGGACGCCTCGAACAGATCGTCGAACGCATTGCTCAATCCGGTTAGTGCCCCGCCGAACGTATCACGAGCCGCACGGGCAGAACCGCCGAACTCTTTGGTCAGTTCTTGCAGAATAATATCCTGCGCTTCCATTAGCCGATTTGACTCGACCAGGTTTTTTATCATTTTTTCCTGGACGGGCGTGAACGAAACGCCAACCCTGGACAGCGCCGACAGCCCTTTTACCGGGTCATTTAGCGCCTTGCCCAACTGGACAATAGAGGTAGTAAGGTCTTGATCCATGCGGGTGGATAGGTCCATCGCCGCTTCCATGGTGCGGTCGAACGTATCCCCGGCGATGTTGACGAACGTCACCAGCTTTGACATGCCGGAAATAATGGCGTCGTCGTCAAAGGTCGTGGCTTTCTGTAGCTCTTTCGCCTTGGTGGTCAGCTCGTCAAACGACCTTCCAACTGCGCCGCCCGTGCTGATCAAGCCCTGCTCAAGCTGTCTGGCGGCAGCTTCGGCGGCCTTGGTTGATGCGATGACCTTAGTGGTAAATGCTGCAATCGCAACACCGCCGACAGCAATGCCGATCTTCGCGGCCCGGCCAAACCCTGCAAACGATTTGGTGAGTTTGTCAGTTGCCCGCTCGGCCTTGGCGCCCTTGGCAGTCAACCCGTCGAGAGACTTCCCCGCTGCATCGACGGATCGGCTATCGACCTTTAGGCCCAGCGTGGCAAATTCGGTCATCGGGTCGCGCTCCGGTAAATATTATTGAGGGACATTATCACGTCAACCTCCCATGCGCGGAGGTCTCTGCGGGTCAGTTGTGACCAATGGTAAATCTCGGAAAATGTCAGGTCTTGGCCCCGGAAAATATCGAGGAACCACGACCAAAGGTATTCTAACTCGGGCGGAATCTCAGGTACGTCCAGTTCTGCCGGTTTTTTTCCGGTAGATTCCCAAACCCTTTTGAGGTGAGTTTTTAAGGAGCAGGTCGAGCCTTGCGGGACTTTTTGGAGCCCGAACTCGGCTTCGGCAAATCGTTCGAGCTGGCCGACCGTAGCGCGAAAAAAAGGGCACGGTTCCCTGCTACCCTGTCCACGGTGTCGGCAACTTGGGGGGCCTCAACCAGGAACGCCTCGACGTTTTCAGCGGTCGGATCCTGGTCAAACGACCATGCGAATATCAGCGCTGCAACCAGCCGCCGCTTTGCCGCCCGCAAGGCTTCATCGCGTTCGTTTTCCGGCAGCGCCGCAATCCTCATTGATGCCCGTTTAGAGTCGGAATCTGCTATGCGGAAGACGTCCGAGTCCACACCATGAATCATGATGTAATGCTCGGTTTTCTCCCCGGTCGGTGTAACGAGGGGCAGTTTCACCCCGTCGTTTGACGCGCCGCGTGTATAGAATTGCTCCATGCCCATATTAGGTGGCCGCCGAATCTTGAATGGATATGGTGGTTGCCTCGGAGCTAATTCCCGACCCGCCGGCGCTGTTCAGCAAAGCGGTAAATGGCATGGTTTGAACGATACCCTTCTCGCCATCGTCTTTCGACGCGCCACCAACTTTAACCCTGGGCATGACAAATGCGGTAAAGGCCGGGTTTGCAGTCGATCCGCCTTTAAATACTGCGTAAATCGAGACCTCCGTTTCATTTTTAAAATAGTCACGAAAGGTTGCATCCTGGAAATAAACGCTCATGTTTCCAGACACCAACACGCGGCCACGGAATATTGCAGGGTATGAGTTGGACCCGACAACAGGCTCCGCACTCAAACCAGTTGTGATGGTAAAATCCATCCCGGTGATCAGCGCAACAGCGGTCCCACCAACATAGATAAACCCATTCACCGCAGCTAGAACCGAATCGGTCCCGGCAGCCGTAGGCGTGGTGTAATAGGCCGATGTGGCGGTGGTAACCGACTTGCCCATAAAGCCAACGTCAATAGTAGCCATGCCCGTGGGAGGGAGCGCGATGGCCATGGACTCGACCTTGCAGCCAAGAAACAATTCCCCCTGCGCAATATCAGAGAACCAATGCTCGATGGCAAAGGAATCATCTGTCTGGCTCGACGTTGCGGCGAAGGTCTTTTTGCCCACCACTGCAATGGTTACGGTATCGCCTGCGGCTTCGTCGGTCAGTACCACCCCGTCCAGCGTGGCAACGGTCATAGTGGCACCCACCAGAGCGGTGATCATCGCATAATGGGTGTTGTTGTTCGCCTCGGTAAATCCGGTTGCCTTTACCACATCGCCCAGCTTAAATCCGTCGGTTAGGAACGAACCCGATGATCTTGTGAACTGTGTCCCAGTCCCAGCCACGGCCAAAGTAATAACCGCCCCGGTGGTTGCCGCCGTCGGAAAGTCTTTTCTCAGTGCAGCGGCATAGAACGGGTTATACGTCCCTACCGACAATTCGCCTTTAATGCTGCCGGTGATCGATCCAACCCCGTGGCGGAAGTCGGCAACCTGGCCATCCGACCGGATTTCCGCAGACTGATAGGTCTGCTTCGTCAGATCGAGGTTAGACTCGACCCGCCGCATATACTGCGCGCCGGTAGCCCCAGGAGCCACGCCCCAGGAGGATTCCTCTTTGTAAACAACCTGCTTGTTGACGCCTGCTGCAATAGTCATCTTGTCACCCTTGCTTGCCAGATAATATTAACGATTACCTGATACCAGGAATCGACGTTGCGAGAAATGCCCCGGCCAGAGCTGGTAATAAATACGTCCTGGCTGGAGTACGTGAATATGCGCCCCGCATAGAAATAATCGCGGATTGCCGTTGCCTTCTGTTTTGCGGTGCCCGCCCCACCGCCTACCGGGTAATTTAGATTGACCTGCATCACTCCGTCGATGAGGTCTTGCCCGTTATCGCCCAGTGTGTGGATGCTTGGCTGGTTGGGCATCATGAATATCTGCGCCCATGCCGTACCAGCCACGGGTGTAAATTCAAGGTTTTCGTGGGCAACGCTCAACCCAAACGACCCAGCAGTAAACGCGGCTTTGAGTGCGGAATCTATTTTGTGCGTCATAGTTTATGCGCCCGCGCTTGCTCATCGACAAGCCTTTGAAACCGCGCCACGTTGCGCCGGACCATACCCTGAGGTGCCTGCCCGGAATGCCCGTATTCCAGTGCGATGGCATAGGGCAGGTTATTAACCAGAAATGTGACGCGCCCGCCTTTGAGTGATTTGACAAACGATTCTGCCCGCGACACGGAACCAGCCCCGGTCGGGTCAAATCCTGCCGTTGTTCCGTCTTTCGGCCCGTCTATTGACGCCATCCAGTTGCCACGGAACCGCCCCGTATCAACAGGGGAATCCATGATTACCGAACTGAACAGCTTGATCTCGACGGCCTGAATCAACTCGTTGCTTTTCGTGCTGAACTTGACGCGGAATTGATTTAATTCGCCCGCAAAGGTCATGCCCGCACCTGCACGAAATACGCCAGCGGGGTGCCGGCCGGGTTGACGGTTTGAATGTCCACGATGTTCCAGTACACGGACCCAACCTTGACCTTGTCGCTCAACACCGGCACTTGGTCATCGTCGAGAATGTACAATCGGTCTCCATGCTGCACCCGTGTTCCGTCGATCTGGTCCTGCCGGTAGTTCTTTTGTATTCCCGTTGTGGTGATGTCCGATGTAGAACCGCCGCTTTCTGTTTCCGTGGTCGCGTCAAACGTCCCGGCAACTGTGCGGCGCAGCGTCACGGTCTGGCCGAAGTCGTCCAGCAGCTCGTTGACCATGTCCGCCATGTCGGAATAAAACGTCATACTTTTGACGCTCTGGGCTTTCTGGCTGGCTTTTCACCCGAAGGCTTTTCTTCGTCGAACGCCACGTGGAATTCAGGGTCAAAGTCCGTTTTGTTGATCTCGACAAAATCCCCCTGCCCTTCGCCCCACGGTTTAACTTTCATCGTTTCGACGATCATCACGACCTCACCGCAAAAAGGCCGCTGTTTTTAAGCAGCAGCCTGATATGGACTTGGGACGGTTGTTCCTTGCCGACCTTCAAAGCCTGGCCGGGGTTGGCATATTCCACCTCGACGGCGCCATCGACTTTTTTGCGGATCGTCGGCATGGTAGCGATCGACGGGTTGAATAAATCCTCGCCCGCGTGGACCTCCAGAATCAGCGCCAGCAGCGCATTTTTCACCTGACGCGGGATCTCCGTGTAGTCCCATGTCCAGCTCTCGATAACCACGCCGGTCCTGGGCCATTGAAGCGCCTGATCCCGGTCCACCTTTTGCCCCTTGAACTTGTCACCGTAGGACTCAAAATAATCCATCGCGGTCCGAATCTGGCCCTCAAGCGTAGCGTCCACAGCCGACAGGGTAATGCTCCTCGCCGTCGCATGGGCGCGGGCCTCGGTCAGAGTAACGTAACTGTCGGCCCCCGTTACCTGAGAGCCATCTTCGATTATGAGAGCCATCAGTATGCAGACCCCAGGCTGACACGCCGCCAGTTAGTTCCGGAGATGGTGTTGGCTGCCACGCAGTAGTACAGGTACGTGGAATCTGCCGCCAGTTCAAGGGCTGTTCCAACCGTGCCGTCAATGCCGCCATCGAGCTGCCCCCCAGTCACGCCAGACACAGCCGTGCCGGTTGCCGACTCGGAAAGGGCAATGCTTCCATTCCCAATCACGCCTTTGGTTGCGGCAGTCACTGTGACGGCTCCAGACGAATTGACAGCGGTGACTCCAGCGGTGTCGTCTGCGGTGATAGCCGTTACCAGATTATCCCCCTGCGTGGTGTTGTTCGCGCTGACAGTAACCTCAAACGCTACTGACCGGGTGGTGACGAACGTGTAAACATCCGTCCCAATCGTGACGGTTTCTTCGACCTCATCCACACCATTCGCCAGCGTACCGGCACCGCTTACCGCAACACCTGTTGCCACTTCGGACAGCACAATACTATTGCCAGCCGTTCCTGCGGCCACCGATGTGATGGTGGCAACTCCGTCCACATTCGCCGCCGTGACCGTGGCCAGATCGGCGGTAATTGCCGTGACGATGTTCGCGGCCTGGGTGGTGTTGTTGGCGTCGATGGTAATTTCACCAGCAATAGCTCTTGTTGCCTTAAACGTAAACACCTGGGCATCAACAGTGAGGGTTTCGTCGGCAATCGGCGTCCCTGTGACTGTAATCGTACCGGTTGCAAACACGTTGGCCACATAAACCAATGGCGTGCCGGTGAAGGTCACAACGCCATTGGCCGCCACCGCATTAACCGGGGTCTTGGTTGGTAGTTTCAGGATGGTTGGGGTCAGGTCGTCAAACGTACCCGATCCGCCATCTAGCGTTGGGATTGTGGTCGTCCCTGTAAATGTCGGGCTTGCCAGTGGAGCCTTATCCGCCAACAGTGCAGCCACTTCATCATCAAACGATACATCTGCCGGATTAGGTATAGCCAGCGCGCCCGCCACCGATCCAACAGTACAACGAATTTCAAATCGTTCAGGCTGTGCATAAGCCCCAAACGTCAAAGTCGCTCCGGCAATTTGGGTAACGCTTTGCGCATCGCCACCGCCCGGAGTTGTCGGCAATCGAACCACCGACCCGGTAGCATCTGCCGAAACGGTCAGCGTTAATTGCTGGCCCGTCGGAAGCCCGATAGTGGTCCTGCCGCCTGCTGCTAATGTTTCCATCGATCAAGCCTCAAAATAAAAGGGCGTCCATGCCCGGTGTGGATTAACCCAACAGAACAGCGCAATGCTCGGGCTTGATCATCTTGACGCCCCAGCAGCAGCTCACCTCGTACTGCATCTGGCGATACTGCGGGTACATGGCGATTTCAAATGCCAACCCAGAGCGAGGATCGACCAGAATCTCCCGGTCCGTCGCCATATCGCCAGCTTCCGGCAGGGCAGGGACGCGGGTTGCCAGCACAATCGCATTGCGGCTAAATGCCATGTTACGGGCCGCAGCAGCCACGACAGTGATGGCCTTTGTAGCCGCAGACATCGCGACTCTCAGGCCGGGGGCAGCGATAACGATAGTACCACCGCCAGACACGTCGGCATCACCTGTCACCACTAGGTACTTGTTTGAGTCGCCCGCGAACGTCACAACGTCACCGGCGATGATCGTACCCGTACCAGCGGAGGCCAGGGTCAGGGTGGTAGCCCCTACTGCATAGCCCGCGTTGTTGGTAGTCGCGCTGGCACCAGTACCGACAGTAACGGCCTGCTTGACCTGGGCCGACTCACGAACTGCGAAGCCGTGCAGGTCCAGCAACACGCCTTGCCGCAGCAAAGTAGCGTCGTTGGCCTCGTTGGCCTTGGTCAGCTGCGCCAGGGTCCGCATTGCTGCGCCCGCTGAGGTGTCGATGATCAAATGACGGTCGGACAATGGCGCTCCGTTGTCATCGAGGATTTTCCGCACCTGCGCAGGATCGGCGAGGGTGGAGGCAAACGGCGTGGTTGCGGCAGTACCATACGCCCGAGAGGCGTAGATATGCAGCGCAGCCAGGTCGGTTTCAACCTCGTTTGCCAGTGTGCGGAACGCCTGCGCGAACTGGTCACGCATGACGTTCATCGTACCGGCCCCGCCGTTGTTCAGCGACAGGCTTTGCTCACCGTTCCAGCGCACAGGTACACGCCGGGACTTGGTGATGGTCAGACTCACGTTGCCGATGGTCTGATCGCCGTCATCGGGCGGTGTAACGCCGGGGGTGATGTCGCCGGCAGTCGAAGCCGGGGTGACGAAGGACCGAACAGTCTGGTTGACCGCAGCGCGCTCGGTGGTGGAATCCCGTGCAACTGCGGGGATGAACCCGACAAGCTCCCGGCTGACAACATCCAGCGCGGAATACATTTCGGGGAAAAGGTTGGTAATGGTGTTAGCCATGGTAGTGCCTCAAAAGTTGATTAATCGGTGATTGTCCCGCCACCCTTGAAGTGATCAGATCGCGCCTCGGGAGACATCCCACTGAACTGAGTCCGGGTGATGGTTTTCGCTTTTGCAGCCCCGCCGCCATTGCTACCGTTGGCCCCGCCGCCAGTAGCTTTACTGCCAACGATCACCGGCGCAAATGCCGGATTGCTGGCGAATTCGTTTTTCAGATCGTCCAAAGTAGACGCGGAAGGTTTCCCAGCCGCATCTCGGACCACTGTTACAAAATGTCCATCCCGCTGTTCGGCAGCCAGTCGGCTCTTGATGTGTGGTATCAGCAAATCAGCACTTCCCTGAACGGCCATCTCGTTGGCGAGTCTCACCGCCACGTTATCCACCGTCATGGTTGTAACTGCTGATTGCATGTTGTTGATTTCGATGTTCAGCGCAGCTTCGCGGGCGTCGTACTTTGCCTGCCAGCTTTTCTCCAGAGCCTCGACATCGCCGCTTTTCTTCGCGGCCCCAAGCCTTGCGGCTTCGGCTGCTTCTTCGGCCTCCTTGGCCTTTTTGCTCTCGGCCTTTTTCTCGGCCAGCAGTTGATCGACCTTGGCTTTTAGGCCGGACACATCCTCGCCCGATGGCATCCCCTGGATGTCGAGATAGAATTTGCCGTCCTTTTCTTTGTAGAGTTTCTTGGTGCTGTCGTCCAGATCGTCGATTGAATCAAGTTGATATTTTAGCATGTTGACTCCCTGAGTCGGTTTGCTGGCCCAGCCAGCGGCAATAGGCTTTCGCCCGGTTAAATTCCTGCTTTCTCGAACGCCAGCGGTTCAAGCCGGCGCATTTCTGGTAGCGTGAGTGGCTGAAAATTCTTGCCAATGTTTAATTCTGCAAACCGTTCAGCAGTCAGCCCACCATTCCGCAGCAGCTTGCCGCGAACAGGCCCGACTGCCGCATCCTGGAAGCCTGCCGGCTGTTGTTTCAGCCAGCCGTAGTAAGTCTGCTCTGCCGGGACATAACCGCCCATGCTGGCCCTGGTTGCGCCCTCATCGAGAAAATCAAATCGCCCGTCTAACACCGCGACCGTGGTACTCCTACAATTCGGATGTATTGGCGGGCGCGGGCCTGAGTCAACCGGAAACACCTGACCGTCCAAAGACTGACACTGGGCCGATGTGCGCCCGTCCAGGGTCGATACCCACTGGACCCCGGTGATTACATTGCTGTTCTGGTTCCATGTCTCCTGACGCGCCACAGAGGCCGCATGCTGCACTGCCGTCCTGACTACGGTCGAGGCGTTGCGGTTGCTGATTTCTAGCAGCCCGTCCCGGTATTTGTTGGCTTTCGTGCCGCGCACCGTCTGCAATATTTTGCTGGTGGTCTGGCCCTCGAAAAACCCCTGCCGAATGGCCCCGGAAACCCGCTTGACCTCGACCGCCGACCAGTCTTTGACGAATGGCTCCAGCAGCTTGCCACCAGATGGACCACGAACCGATAAAGGCGCAGTGAATATTGCCGCCCGCACCTGGTTGTGCGATGGTATGACCGCCTCGAACCCGGCGAGAACCTTGTCCATGGACCTGGCCTCGAACCCGGCCTCATAATCGGCAATCTCGATCAGCCTGCCGCTCAGCTCATCCCAATGCCGGGCATAAATCGCATTCAGGTCGGACTCGACCACCGTCAACAACCGTTCCAACCGATCCCGGCTAAACTCCGTCATCACTCCCGACAATCTCAGCCGGATAGACCGATCGACCTCCAAAAGAAACGCGGCAAACTGGTTGGCCTCGCCGGTCTTGACCCGCTCAAGCATGACCTGGTGCCGGGTGGTCTGCTCAACCAATTTCGATTGCATCTAACCCAAGCCCAGCCGTTTGGGATTCAACTTCTTCCCGGATTTCTTCGTCCGTTTTCTCGCCGTCGATTACCCCGTATTTCCTGAGTTGTCCCCACAGATCCGAGCTTGGTAATTGCCCTGACTGCCACGCACCGATCAAGGCAACGAGCATTTGGGGGTCGAGCCGGTGTTCGGTAAAGTCTTGATTGATGCTGTATTCAATCTCCCCGGTCACGTTCATAAACCGGGCCGCCCATCCAAGCGCTTTGGTGTACGCCTCAGACACGTTGGCGCAAGCGAGGGACAGGACGGAATGATTGGCCTCCTGCTCGCCTTGTGATTCTGTTGCAGTTTTGACCGCCGTCCCCGGCTGGATTAGTCTGGCCCCGAGCGCAATCATCTGCTGCTCTTTCTGATCCATGGCTTCCTTTGCCAAGGTGTTCGGTTGCGCCTGGGCAATACCAAACTGCCCGCCCTCGGGCAAAAGGATTGGCGAGCGTGACCCGATGTAAATTCCTGTTTTCTCCAGGTGGTCGCGCCAGGATTCCGACAGCCCCGACATCCAGGGTTGGGCCTGCCCTACAAAAAACGCCGAGTCTTCGTAATCCGCTGAATTTCGGTAATGGGCGATGTTGATCTCGGCCATGTCATACATCGGTGACGGATCAACTGTGTGGTCGTTGTTGCTGGCCCCTACAAATGTTGCGGGAATTTCGTCCCATGCCCGGCCCGCTCCATCGGTGATAATCCACGGGGCTTGATATAGCGCCCATTTATCACCGTCCCTGCGCCATATTTCCTGCGTGTAATTTCCGCCGTCATGCCGGAGTACACGGTATTGCGGGATGTGATCGACACCGAAACCGTCCGGCGTTACCTCTTCCGCCGTTTCGTCCAGCACCAGCAGGGTCAGCATATGCTTTGCCCCGACCTTGGTAGTGCGCCAGTTGATGACCTGCTGGGCCCGATACGGAACCACCGTCGAGCGGACGGTGCCTGAACTCATCTGTGCCCGTGACGTTTGTTCCGTGACCATCGGATAGTCGGCCAGCAGCAAATGCCGCCCCATGCCCAGCACAGCCTTGAGCGTTGCTTGGGACTGCTGATAAACACTGACCCCGGCCCCGTCGATGTCATCCGTCACATAATCCAGCGCCTTCGGAACTGCGATTGCTGGATCTTTCCGAAATGCCGCGCCTATCAGGCCCTGCAATGTCCGCCCGGTGGCGTTGTAAAACACCGCCCGCGCTAAATATTGCTTATATCTGATCGTGTTCTCGGGGCTTTTGTCGGACGGGTTTGGCTGGGGAAGATAGATAATGCCCTTTTCTTTGATCGCCTGTTGCCCGCAGCACACGTCACAGACCAGCGACCACGCATAGAGCGAGTTTTTATATTCCTCGCGCTGGAATGTAACGTCATTTGCCATCAGGTTGCCATTTTCATGTTGATTGTCATTGCCGGTTTAATAATCGGGTATTCGCTATGTATGAAATAGCCGCCGCCGTCCGGCAAGTGGTCCAAGCCCTGCGTTTTATCCGGGTCGCCGTTCTTGTTGTATGCCTGCTGTTCAAGACACCGAACATAGTTCGGGCACCGGTCAACATTGACTTTGTAGCCGTGGCGGAATGCCGCATTCATGGCGTTGATTCTGTCCCGGATCGGCGGGTTTTTGTTCGGCGCGAACACCGAAAATCCCGCATCCCGCAACACCTTTAAATCTGTCAACCCAGCGTCGTTCGATTTTCGACTGCCGCCCGAACTGTCCGGGTAGACGTTGATCGAATGGCCCGCGTATCTGGTCTTAATCACCCCGCACATATCCGGTGTGTCATATGCTTTCGTTATCTCGGCCACCGCCACCGGCTTGCCGTCCCGCTTAACATGGACCACCGCCGACATTTCGCCCACGTTGAAATCCATCCCGACGAACAGCGGCTCTCCCGGCTTTTCGACCTCGTGCGTGTTGCACAACTTCCGGTCGAACCCGATATAAACCGTCCCCGTTGTCAGGTTGACGAACAACCCTTCGAGGTACGCATCCAAAAGATGTTCAGGGTAAATGTCCCGAAGCGACTGAATGTAATCGCTTGGCAGATGCGGATTGCTCGATGTTGGAGCCCGGATCAGATCGTACCCTGGGAGTTTTTTTTCCTCCCATGTCTCATAGACAAATCGGAACCCTTCCGGGGTCGTTGCAACCGCTGCCGTATTGGGTGCGCCTTCCGGCTTTTTCTGTCGGTTGCGAGAAAGCACCCTGCGCCACACATCCGCCGCGTCATCTCTTTTAAGCGTGTCCAGCTCATCAACGTCCGAGTCTCCAACCTCGTATCCGATGATTCTTCCGGGTGTGTCCATGGATCGGAAGATAATCCGCCCACACCCCTGAATATCCAGCACGTTGTGCGGGTGTTTTGTCAGCCGGTACGGAACGCCCAGGCTGGACAGCATTTCCTCGAATCGCGGCCATGCGATCATTCGGATCAGGTCATAAGTCGGCTCGTAAAACGCCCGGTCTGTTGTGGGCGTTTTGATCTTGCCAAGGATCGCCCGGACGATTAAAGCCTCCGTCTTGCCGCTACCAAACCCGCCAACGAACGCGGGATATTTTGCCTCGCTGAATATGAACCTGTCCTGCTGGACAGTGGGATTAATCTCCATTCGGTCGATTGATGACTAGCGTTATCGCTCCGGGCGGAATTATCAGATCGTCTTTGAAAGCCCCCACGTTAATGTGCCGGCCAATCAGTTCCAGTCGTCTCGTTCTGTCCGACAGCTTGACCTTAACTACGGATGATGTGGGCCTTCCCTCCGTGGGTTGCATTTGCATCACATCCACACCGGCAACAAGCCCTTTGCGCCAGATTATCGGCCACTCTCGGACAGGCTTTAGTGACCCGTCATCGCTGTACAGGTCTGCCATGTCTGCGTCGGCCTCTTCCGCCAGTCGTTTTAGCAGCCAGTCGGCATCGATCCCCGTCCTATCTGACCGGCTTGCTTTGGCTTTTGTGATGGCTTCGGCTATTTGCGGTTTTCTAAGGTTTTCCGCGCCCACGGACGCAGCGGTTTTAACGCTGTACCCAGCCCTGATTGCCGCTTGTGTTGCATTCAAGTCGAGCAGGTATTCGTCGATAAACCGTTGCTGCTTTGGTCTCAGCTTCATATCGGCCCCCGGCCTTTATGTTTGCGGCCCTGCCGCGAGTTAGGATAGCGAGTAGGTGAGCGATGGTGTACCGCCACCCGTTACGGTCAGGCAGTACGTTGCATTCGGCCCCAGGCGCCAAGCATCCCCGAAATTGGCGGTATAGGCCGCGCCGGTTACGGCCCGCCATGTTCCGTCGGGCTGGTGTAATTTAATTGTAACCGTTGCGGTACTCCATGTTCCGGCGACATCGATAGAGGCCTCGACCTCATCTTTGCCCTGTACGGTCCAGACAATAACACCGTCTGCGACATCACCCGTGATTGTGCCTTGCTTGATCATTTTGACACCTACGATTTCGGTCTTGTTTTAAGCCACGCAATCAGCTCGTTGGTTACACTGCCCAAGATCCGGCCTCCTCTGCTGCGACGGTATAGGAGTTTGCCGTGTCCCGCACGTTTTTGTCCTCATATGCCAGCCATGCGTCGGACTCCTGGTTGGAGGAAAATCGTATTTCTCGGATTGAACCATTAAATATTTCTGCCGGGCTCGTATCGCCAGCACCGATGAACAGGGTATCTCTTGTTGACGGAATTGTTCCCGCAGAGCCCGTAGCTTTAGTGGCTCCGCCATTGTGGCCAACGGTTCGATTTCCACCAGTGGCGAATTTTACATATCCACCATGCCAGACGTGATTTGTTGGGTTGACCCCGGTGTTTAGCCACGACCCCCCGTTACTATCCCAAGTGCTTAGGTTGGTTCCCGATTGCGCTACTAGTGTTGATCTGTCGTTGCCTGTTCCGTTGACGCTCAGGCTAACTATGCCATCCTGTTCTGCGACCTCTGGGCTAAACCAGGCTCGCATGGTCCCGCTGGTGTAGTTTGTGGGCATTTGAGCCGACACCCACTGTGACCCACCAAACCGCCGACCATCTCTGGGTCGTAGTCGGCGCACAAATCGACTGCCCCCCCCACCATCCGTCAAAACATGCAGATCGGTTTCGTCGTATGCCAGACCCTCGATGTTTGGGTCGCCCGACGAGTGCCAGTAGACAACGCCGATTACGGTCCCGGTAAGCCCAACCTGATAGATTTGTCGCAGGCCCGATACATCGCTGGTGATGTAGTAATAACTGCCGACTCTGGTAATGCCCTGGATGTTGGGAATTGTTGATGACAGAGTTACATCGGCCTCGCGTGCGAACGTACCGAGGTTATACCTGTAGAGTTTATTATTTGTGTGGTAGGACGTTACAGTAACCCGGTTGTCGCTCGCCTCGACCACCAGGCCGGAGACCTCATGGCCTTGCGCGGACAGGTCATGTTCGGTGATATAGGCCAGAGTGGTGGCGTTAAATTCTGCAATGCACATCCCGGTGGACGAAGCGCCGAGATAGGTTTCCATGGGTGCATACAAAACACTGTTATAAACGTCAATATCGCCTACATGGTCAGTGACGTTCGTCGTGGCTCCGCACGGGTTGGCATTTGTTGTCTGGACCACCCAGCTTGAGTTGAACCGCTTGAGTGTGTTTGTGTCGGATCCCCAATAACCACCGTCGCGAATAGCAATTCCCTGGTGACATCCGGTGTCTGACGACGTTGCAGCAATACCCAGCTGGCTGATCGGATAGGTTGCGGACGGCGAATAGGTAAATGTGTTTGCATTGCCCGTGCTTTCTGCCAGCGCAGCGGCTGCGGATGTGATTGGCATCCCGTGCAGGTGGACGACTGATTTGAAGTCCGATTTCCACACATTCGCCGGGGTGCGGGTTATAGTTTCGTCGGGGTTGCCGTAATACAGATAAACGATGGTGTTAGATACATGCGACAGGGTCGGGGCTTTGGCGTACAGACGGATCATCCTGTTATCCGGATCGTATAGTACCAGCTCCGTTTCCAGCCGTGTCCCGCTAGAATCGGTTACAACGATGTCGCTGCCGTCGGATTTTGCTTTGGTCCAAATGCCTGCATCGACATTGGCCTCGGTGATCAGAAGCGGAAAGTCAGTCAGAGTTGCCGTCAGGCTGGCAGACGCTACCGTCACTACCTGCCGGTAAGCAAAGCCGCTTGCGGCCGCAGCCCCCTGAAAGAACATCCCCATTACTGCGTCACCTTCGCGCCGAGAATGTAGTTCGTCCCGTCGAATACCCCGGCTATATGATCTATGGCACTCGCTGCGGTGGATAGTGTTGGTGTGTTTTTAAATACTGCATTCCACGTTGGTACTCGTGTGCCCGTCCCGTCCTGAGTGATGGTCAGCAGGAATTCCGTATACTGCCCAGCACTCAAGGTTGGCGCGTTTGTGGGCGCTGCGATAGCCGCATTACCCGTCAACGTGGCGGTAAACCCGTGCTTCCCGCTCGACCAGCTCCATGTGACAGTTGTATCCTGACTTCCAATCGCATGTCTGGGCTTGATAATGGCCCCGGTGAATATCTGGTCTGCTACTCTGGCAAGTGCTGCAATGGCCTGAGAAACCCTTTGTGCCGTCCACCGGCGTACACTCGTAGACGTTCCTGCCTCCGCGTCTGTCTGACTGACAACAGCAACCTGTGCGTTATACGCGGTCTCGATTTCGGCGTTATTTATCGCGCCGTACTTGAGTGCCCTTCTCATTTTTTCACCCCGGTAACAGCCCACAGTGCAGCAACGCCCCATGCGCAGGATTTTACGAACTCCAGATAGTTAAACGGGAATTGTGCCCGGTCCTGCTCGATACAGTACGCAACCGCCCCACAGACAATCCACACCGCCAGAATTAATGAGCAAATCATTTCGTTGTCTCCGACCATTTCTTGATCAATCTTTTGTCCAGATCGCACTTTTCCAGCGCCGTCTGTTGTCGAGCTGCGAGATCCGCGATGTCGCGCCAGGTGTCGCCGCTCAGTTCCGGCTTGTCGCACGGCCGCAACAGGCTTTCCGGCGGCATGACAACCACCACCTCGGTTTTAACGAGCGGCTTTGAGCACCCGGATAATGTCATCAGGAGCGCGAGTATCAGCGCAGTTTGTTTCATCGTTTACCGTTCGGATTATTTTGATGACCGCCGGCTCTTTTGCCTCGATGCGGTCGGATTCGGTGATCTGGATTGCGGATAACCGCTCGTTTTTAGCGGACTGCGCCTTGACGGCCTTGACGGCCTGGGTCGCCTCTTTGACCGCTTTGGTCAACTCGACATTCTGGCGCTTGACCTTTTCCGCGTCCTTGATCGCGGAATTGTAGCTCTGCACCACCCACACGCCGGCGCCCATGGCAGCCAGCAATAGGCCGATCTTGACGTACATCAACCACGGCATAGGGTCACTCGAACAATGTCAGTGGATACCACTTGGTCACGATGATCCGCACATAATGCCGGGTCTCTCTGGGGGTCACACATGGCTCAATCTGACGGTACATCGCGCCACCCCCGCATCGCTTTTGCGACTTGACCACGTTGCCGCCGCCCCAGTTATACGATGCCAGCGCCAGCATGTGCCGGTCCATCACCGGGCGAGGGGCCTTCCAGAATCGGTGCAGCTCGGTCATGTACAGCGCCGCCGCCGTTATGCTCGCTGCCGGGTCAAACTCACTCGCTGCGGCTAAAGTCGGGTATCTGGCCCGCATGTCTCGCCACGTCCCCGGCATGAACTGGCACAAACCAGACGCGCCTACAGGTGACACGGCCAATGGGTTTAACAGGCTCTCTTGGTAACACTGGGCTTTGAGAAGCCGGTGATCAATTCCCGCCGGCAATAGAATGGCCGCATCCTGAAAATCCGAATCGAACTGATCAGGAAAGAGCGAGCCCGACCAGCACGAACAGGCCCAGCAGAGCAAGGCCATAAAAATTAGCTTTCGCGCCATCGCTCCACCCGTCGATTTCGTTTCTCAGGTCGTGGTCACGGTCCATCATCAGTACCATGCTAACCGCAAGACCGGCCCCGATGATAACCAGGGCCAGCTTAAAAAGACCTTGTGCAAGTGCCGCCTCAATCATCACCGACCCCCTAGGCTGTCAATTATCGCGTCCATGATCCAGGCAAACCCAGACACGCCCACTATAAACCCGATAGCAACAGCGATCCATTTTGTTACCCGCATAAAGCCGTGAATGTCCTGCCACGCAGCGGCCATCTCTTTTGTGGCGTGCATATCCTTCTGAATGGCAGCGAGCGAGGTGGTGTTTTGGCCGAGCGTCTTAGACAGCTCCTCATCCCTGACGCTTTCGGTTTCGACGTGGTTTAAAAAGTCGTTGTAAAACGCGGTCAGCGTATCGTCAGACCACCGCTTGCGGTTGAAGTCTGTCATCCGTGCCGTGCCCCAATTTGTGACAATAAAAAACCCCGGCTTCTGGCCAGGGTTTGTTTTGGGGGCATTTCCCCACATTAGTAATAACTGTACAAAAGCGTTGGGGCGCTGTCAAGTCACTTAAATTTGACTTACATCAAAAAAATAATGGCTTTCAGCCTTGCTCATAGTCCCGGATAGGACTATAGTTGCATTACAAGGTCAGGGGGGTCCTGGCCGAGAGGAGAAGGAAATGGCCTGGCCTGGCGCGGTTTCAGTACCGCGCAATCGGCTAGCCAATGACAACCTTGTCAAAGCCCCCTTCGGGGGGCACAGCGCCGATAATGGCGCATCTGCCTGCAGGAGGGCGCGAAATGGCCACACTGGCCGAACTACAAAATGCCCAGCAAGCCGCCCATGCGGCCTGGGCAGCCTGCCCGGAGAAATCCCGTGCCGACAAAGCCGATAAGTCTCGGCTCAAAAGCCTGATGGCGGAGGCCACCAAAGCGGTGGCTGCGGCCAAGCGGGCCGCAGAGCCAGCGGCTCCGGTCGTGGACCAGGCGGCGCTAGCTGCCGCATTCCTGGCCCGGCAGGCCCAAAACGAGGCGGACGCAGCCCTGACGCGGCGCGTCTATGCCGCCTGGCGGCAGTACCAGACGGCCACGGACTGGCCGCGATGCGGTCAGGGCTGGCCCGCCAATTCGAGCGAGCGGGCTGCCGAGGCGCTGCTGCGCCAGCACTCTACCATGCTGGCCGAGAGCGGCTGGGATGAGTAGCGGCTGGATGGGCAACTACCCCGAGAGGGGTAGGGCGCGATTTTCGCCAAAAACCGGCCCGACCGAGCTGGTCGCGCCAAAAAGCGCCTTTCAGCCGGATTCGTCCGGCGGATACGGCGTCCCGTCTGTGACGGGCGACCGTCACGACCAGGTGGCCAACGAGGCACCGGAGTGGTTCCGACTAGTTGTGAGCGCGATCTGTGAGAGCGAGTCGAGCCAGAGGCTTGTCGCCCGACAGATTGGCGCTGCCGGAAAGTACCGTTTTTGGACGGTGCCCGCCGGCATTAGTTCGGCAAAAGAGCTTTTCGCGGCAGCCGATGCCATGTGTGCCGCACACAAAGACGCCTGCGCGGCATATGTTGCCAAAGCCCGCGCCGACGAGAACGCGGCGAACCTGGCCTTCCGGCTGAGCCGGATCGCGCTGTTGCATGAGCGCGTCGCTCGCCGGACCGATGACGTGATTGTCATCGAAGAACGCCAGGAAACGGGCACCCTCGTCATAATGGATGGCGATAATAGGACGTGGGAGCTGTCCACATTTTACCCAGACAAAGAGGTAATTTTATGAAATTTGCATTTGTTTCGCGCCACGCTCCGACCCCGGAGCAATTCGCCCTGGCAACTGCCCAGGACATCGAGCTGATTCCGGTCGGGGATCAGGATGCATTTAGCATCACCTGGGCTGCGGTCCAGGATCACCCGGCGGCCCCGTTTGACGGCGCGGTTGTGGTCCACCCGGCGGCGGCCTTGCGGCTGGCCCCGATGATGCTGGTCGGCGTGTATGAAAACGCCAACCGGGCTCCGGAGGGTGAAAGGCCATCGTTTACGGCGGTGGCTCTGCACATCTACAACCGGGTGGATTGATGAAAATCACCATCCCGGAAAACGTCGGCTTTGCCGACCTGAAATTAACACGCGACCCAACCACCGGCGCGGTGGAGTTTGCCTGGCAGCCCATCCAGGCGATCTGTACCGCGTCGGGCATCGACCCGGCCATTTTTACCGACAGCCACGAGGACACAGTGGCGGGGTTGATCGTGCAGTGGTATGGGGCGCATCGCGCCCAGGGCGGCGCCAGCGACCCGGTGGCGGAAATCCTGATCGCCGAGGTAGAGGCAGAGGACACCTACGGCCCAGAGCACGATCAGCCCGGCAGCGGGCGTGTACAATGAGCAGCCTGTCGAATTACACATCCCTGCTCGACTGGGGCATCAACGCCCACATCCTGGAGGACACGCCGACAAACATCAGTCGGAAACGGGCGCTGCTGGCCGAGCTGAACCGGCACTGCGGCACTAACTACAGCGAGCAGCACCTGAATAGCTGGTACGCGGGGCGCAAAAAAACCCCGGAACCGGTGTGGCGGTACCTGTGCTGGAACCTGATCGAGTGCGAACTCGGCTACGACCAGCCGGAGCTGGCGGGCGAGTTGCTGCGGTTGATGGGGTTGGAATTACCGTCGGACGCAGTCCCCGCATTTCAGGCAGCCGATTAACTCCCCTGGCCCGCCGGGCGACATGGTGACAAGCTCATCTCCCGGCCATTCCGGGGTTCCCGTCCAGGTCTGGCCCATGGCCTGGCCTTGTTTCATCTCCCCTTCGCGCAACCGCTCGATGGCCTCGGCCACCGGTTGCAATGCCCGGCGGTCGATGTCGTCCAGCACTTCCACGATAATCGATTTCCTGCGGCCCCAGGCCCTCGTTGGCACAAACTCGCTGCGATCGACCCCCAGCATTTCGGCCAGCCGGTAGTCGGTGTATTTCCCTCGCCCGTTGCGGAATCGCTGGGCAGTATCGGCAATCAGGTGCTGGATCAGCTCCAGGATCTTCACGATCTCACCGAGCGTTGCCGCCTTTTTGCCCTCGCGTGCGTCGTACCGGTCGATGCCGTACTCCAAAACTATCCGCTCGTCGTGTGCGGTGCCGTTGTCGGTGTAGCAGATCGTCCCAAACGCTCGGCACTCTGCGGGCAATTTCTCGATGACCGAGAGTATCCGCCCAGCCTCCATCCCATCCACGATCCGCCAGTCGTTGTCCCGCAACCCGCTGTTGGTCTGGGTGGCGGTGATCGCCCCCTTTTTTGCCAGCACGGCCGGGCGCTTGCACGTGGCCTGGCATTTGTCGCACCGCCACACCCTGGCCCCGCCTTCGCCGAAGGCATCCTTTAACGATTCTCGGGCGTGGCATGACGGGCAATACAGCATTGGCGTCTTGCCGGTGCTGTCGAGCAGCCCAAAGTCTCTCAGCAGCCCCAGGCCGTACTGTGTGTGGACCTCAGTCCATGCGTGGCGGGCGGTATGGAATCTCATGGCTGTCCCTCTTTTTGGCCGAACCGCGCAATCAAGATAGCGTCTGCCCTGCCAATATCTTTCTTGCGGCCAAGCTGTGCTTCCGGGTAAAGCTGTTGAGCGAGCGTTCTGGCCATGTCCTTGTCTTTCCCGATCAGGCCGGCAGCCTTCTTCCATGCCTGCGGGGTGGCCATGGTGGCCGGAATGCCGGCCCCGGCCAGGACGCCCAGGATGACACCAAACCCCATACCAAAATTAAACATGGACGAAACGCCCTGCCCCGGCATAGCCCCCACCTTTTCAACAACAGCGGCTTCGACCGGGTAGCAGTCAATAATCTTTTTGAGTTGCGCCCCGTTAATCTGCTGTTTTTTTCCGTTTGCCATCAGCGGCATATCAACCACTTCGACAAGGTGGCCGGCTGGCGTCATGAACGCGATTGCGCCCGTATTGCCTGGATCAATACCTATTATCATTTCACCACCATCAGTCCGTTTTGAATTAATTGCCGCAGTCGCAAAACGGGAATATCTGCAATGTGCAGGTCTGACCCTTGGCGGATTGACGGATTTTGTTAGCCATCGGCCCGGCACCTTTTTTTCCGCTCGGCCATCAATCTACCGACCCGTTGCGCATTTCGAGAATCTGGTCCAGCGTGAAAGTGACGCGCTTCCCGTTTGCTGGGTGAGTCAGTCCGACCCTTCCGTCTCGCCTGCCGTACATCAGAATCGGGCCTTTACCACCGCGCACCAGTCCGGATGATGTCCGCTTGTTGACCAGAATGTGCCTGGTTGTTTTCTCGATCAGCCGCACCTTCCCGCATTCCGTCGCCTCGTAGTTGTGGAATTTTTCGAGAGTTCGCCATACTTTTTTGTTATCGCTCAGTTCTGCCATGTTCTGCCCCCCCATCCTCGCCGAGTTTCTGCCAACGCCGGACTTCGGTAGCGAGGGCCAGCTTAATTACAGCTTCCGGCTTCAGTCCTGCCAAACGTGCGATCAGCACAACTTCGTCGTGGATTTCCTTGGGTAGTCGCAGACTCGTCTCGATAGTTTTCGTCATCTCTCAAGCTCCTTGTCGCTCATCAAAGTTGGCGGGATGCTCTACGGCCTGGATGATTACAGCCGGGAATACATCAAGAAGCAGCCGAGACACGCGCACATCAAGGTCAAGGTGTCGCGGCCAAAGGAAACCCGTAGAGAGCTGCTGAATCGGTATTCGCACGCGATCTATAGGGAGGCGGCGAACTTGAAGCAGGAAGGTTTTGAGGAAGACGAGAAAGCCTACTGCAAGTACACCCACGGGATTCCGGTTTTAATCAACGATCCGAGTGATGGCGACGAGTGCCGGGATTATTACGAGCGATTGTTGTCTGGGGTGGATTATGAAGACCGAATTGCCAGGATGAAGGAGTCGCACAGGTTTTATATTCCGGTGACATCCCTCATGGATGACCGGCAGATGAGTAAA